GGCATCCATGGCGCAATAGACTGTCGCTCCCGTTGCCGCCTGGACAGACAGCCCCGAGGCATATCCCTCCACCACGGCCACCAGCTCCCCACCATCGATGCGGTGAAACGCTCCGGCCTTCTGACCGCCAGCCAAGTAACGCTTGGTACCGTCATCCCGGATCAGTTGAACGTTCACCAGCTCGCCCCCCTCATTGGTCAGCGGGATCACTAGGCTACCGGCTGGGTAGTTCTCACCCCCCTCACGGATCAAGGTTCGATTTACCGTGCCCAGGTGCGAGCCAAGGCCCTTGCGCTCAAGATAGGGGGTGTTCCCCTGCTCACAGTCGCGAATGATGGCAGCAGCACGGCGGGCGGCCTTCTGGTGCTGTTGCTCTTTCTCCTTGCGCTCCTGCTCGGCCTTGGCTTGCTGTTGCTGGTGGATGCGCTCCCTTTCTGCAGGGTCAAGCCCGCCCGCAGATAATCCCACCAGCGGCGCGATCAACTCGGCGGCCTCTTTGGGTGATTTGCTGGTCACCCGACACACCAGATCCAGTCCATCCCCATTCCCGCACTGGTTACAAATCCAGGTGCCGCGCCCGGCCTGATCATCCAGCCGGAACCGGTCCTTACCTCCACAGGCAGGACATGGGCCATGCTTGCCACGGCGCGGGATGTCGATACCGACAGCAGCCAGCAGATCAGGCCAGTGGCCACAGGCCGCGGCGACCACATCAGAGACAAAACGAGGCCCTGTTCCCCCTCTGATTGCCGCTGTCATAGATCACCCCCTGTCAGCACGGATACCAGCTCTTTGAAAGCCCGTTCATCCAATCCGGCTTTCAGTTCCCGGGCTTGCTTGGCTGTCACAGCGACCGCGGCTCCGTTGGTCTGGGCAATAAACCGATCTCGATCTGTGCGCCAACAGAATGCGCTCAGGCTGCCGACTTGTGAGCGCTTGCCGGTGCGTTGGTTAATGGGGCCGGTGAAGGTGGGATGTTCACTGCCGCTTGCCCATGCGAAGTAGATCATGCCTTGCCCCCCTTGTTGGTTGGCTTATGGGGGTACTCATCAGGCAGGTTGATCAGGGTCACTATAACAGGCTTGCCGTTCACTATGCGGCGCACACGGCGCAGGGATAGATCTGCCAGTTCGGCCAAAAAATCGGGGCTCGCCTTCTGTTTGGTCTTTCTCATGCCTTGGCCCTCCCGGTCGGAGTGCGGGACAGGAACACCAGAGGCAGGCCAGCCAGAGCGATACGGGCTTGTGCTTCGGTGTCAGCAACGGCGGTAATGGTGCGGATGCGGCGCAGATCTGCCAGACGGCAAGCGCTCGGAGCTATCAGGAAAGTGAAGATCATTGGGGTAATTTCCATCGAGTTTGACACGATGGCGGATCGGGTAGCCGCAAAGCAGCGCCCCTCGATGGATAGGCGCAGCCGGGGCGTTTTCTTTGGCTCCCGACCCATGCCCCGAAACTGGATAAACCCCCGGCGCAGTGGCCGAAGTTTCGGGAAATGAGGCATATTTTCATCGAGTGATTCTGCTTGCGGGTGCTTAATCCGCCAGCCATGCCGCCACTTGCTTAAGGTGACGACAGGGAAGATCGTACCGTGTCTCACGGCATCAAGCAAGCCCGCCGGGTTGAATTTGGGCAAGGGGCCGCCCTTGGCGTTGCGCCCATTGGTTTTCATATTCATGGCTGATCCCTTACTCGGTTGGCTGGTGGCTGTGCTTGATAGGGAAGGCAGCCAAATAGCGGGCAATCTGCTCCCGGCTCAACGATGCTGCCCCACGCTGCTTGCGCTTGAGGTTCACCAGTTCGGCCACCTTGCGGGCCTGGTCACGGTCGGCCAGCCAATAACGTTTAAGGTGTGCCGTTCCGCCGCCGCTGTGCTGGTGGGCAAAGAATTCATCGAAAATGATGACCCCGTTGTGTCTGCGTAGCTCGCTGATTGAATTACGCGCATTCAGATCACTCATCCCCGCCAGCGCTGACAGGGCGCTGATCCCGACCGGTCCATTACTCAGCAGGTGACAGGCCACCAGCTCACGCTTGGTGGGCCTTTTGGTTGGATTGGTGGTAGGATCAACGCTCTGACTTTCCATGGCTGCTCCGTTCTTTGGGGTGGCCTTTTCTTTTTTCATGGCTTACCCCTCAACACCGATGGTGCCAGATTGAGTGGTGACCCTTGATTCAAGCCACTTATCCAAATCGGATTTAAGGTAAATAACCCTCCCCCCGACCTTGTGAAACTTGAGCTGGTAACGCCCAGTGCTCGCCCAATTGGAAAGCGTTTTTGGAAGAACACCCAGATAGGCGGCGGCCTCGATACGGGTGAAACGCGGATCTTGTATGGTATGGCCAATGTGTACTGTCATCATGCAATCCTTTAGTGAATATCACGGGGGCTAGGATTGCACTGGGGGTTTATTGATTCCTCTTGGGGGATTTCCGGATTGCGTTAACTGGTGGCTTTTTTGAGGATGTTGCGCACCTGCCGGTCTGACATGTCAAACGACCAGGCCACGGCCTTTTGTGAGGCCCCCCTCTTAACCATGTCTATTACTGCCTTATTCCTGAACGTCAAATAGTGATCATGGCAGATCGGCGGGTAAAGAATTTCACCACCAAAAGCATCAACCAGCTTAGTGGCTAACTCAACGCCAATAATCTTGGATAGAGCATGATCAGATGTAATTTTTTTTGGCACGTACAGAATTACGTGAGTTTGCTTTTTTGTTTTGCACCTTGGTAGCTGCCCGATTAGCTGAAAAGTTTTTTCGGTACCGATAACATCGGCAATTTCACGAAAACTATCAGGAGCCATTGATAGATCAAATTCCATGCAGCCGCCTCTCTACCTTTTTTCATATTGATCGGTTGATTTTTCCGCCAAGGTGAATAACAAACGGCGTTTTTCTGAATCGCTCAAACCAGCCAGTAAATTAACCAATTGAGCATCAATTTTACCGACAGGCTCCGCCAATCCGGCGTGTTCAAGTATCGCCTGCTCTATGCGCTGGGCTGGCTCTCGCAGTTCGTCAGCGGTGAAGTGGATATAACCCTGAGTAACGTCTGCACTACGTAACGTTCGGTGGTTCATCAGCCGCTTAAGCGTATATTGCCCCACGCCGATCAGCTCGGCCACCGTGCCAAAGGTGCGCCGAGCATCGTGGCACTTGAACTCTATCGGGCGCACTTCGTCCGGGTTGGGCTCTGGTATCGTTGCTGCAACAATCTTGGCAATAATTTTGCGCGGTTCCTGTATCGCTCTTCCTGTCCGTTCACTGGGGAACACAAAGCCCCCACCCTTGCGCAGGTTCCAGCGGCGCTTAAAGATGGTCAGCAGGGTTTCGGTGATTGGTAACTCGAGCGGGTCGCCGTTCTTGGTCTCATCGATCCAGAAATAGCGCCCTTCCATGTTGACCCGATCCCAGGTAAGTCCAAACACTTCTGAGCGGCGCAGGCCAGTGAATAGCGCAAGGTCTACTGCATCACAGACAGTGGCAACGGTGTCCGCTCTCCCGGCTAATGCCTCCTGTCTAACGTGATCTACTGCATTCAGCCAGCGGGCTAACTCATGGTTCCGGATCCGATCGCTCTTTCTTTGGACGTTGTGCCATTGGCGTTTCGTGCTCAGTACCTTGGTTGGTGGCTCTGGTAATAGCGTTTTTCCTTCGGCATCCCGGTAATGGTCATGGGCAAAGCGGCAGACGGCCCGCAAGATCCGGCCCCATAGGTCGGCCTGGGCCATGCTTCCTGACCCCGTTCCACCCTTGCGCCGTGCCTTATCTGCCCCGAACCAGGCCCGCCCTTCGGTGATTGCCTTGTGGCGAGCCTCTACCCGCTCCCGTGATACGTTGGCCAGCGGCTGGCCCATCCAATCACCGCTGAAATTCTCCAGCATTACCTGATACTGCTTGCTGGTGGCTGGTTTTATCCGGTGACTGCGGCTAAGCCGGTACTCCCCCAGCGCATCAGCCAAGGTCACCTTGGCGTGTTGCTGCTCTCGCTTGGTGTCGTTGGGGTTGATCCCTGTCGTGACCACCGCCCCCAGCAAATCAAGCGCCTCATTCCTGGCCAGCTCAACCGATACGGCCGGGAACCGGCCAATGGTGACGCGAATAAACTTGCCGCCCTGAGTCTTGGCAAGGCTGAACGTTTTCACCCCTGTTTGGGTTATGCGCAGGCGTAGCCCGTTCACCTCTGTATCGTGATATTCGACTCGTCCCGCTTCTGGTATTGGCAGCTTCTCCAGCGCCTTCTTGGTGAACTTAATCCGGGTTGTTTGTTCCATGCGCCCACCTCGGGGATATTCTGGGGATATGCCGGGGATATTATCGGCGGGGATACGGGGGGAATCAACGGGATTCGATAGCCACCAGCGCAACGTAAAATCAATACTTTACGTGGATAAATTACTGTACGGGAATACAGGGGAATTGGGGTTTCTCAAACTCATAATCGATTGGTCGTGGGTTCAAGTCCCCCAGGGGCCACCAAATCACAGTCCGACAAGGACGAAGAAGAACAGAGAACCCGCATGGCATAAGGCCTTGCGGGTTTTTTGTTGTCCGAGATAGTCCTAGATAGTCGCCTCTATCCGGCCAAAAGAGTAACATCCATGGTAACACGGCTCTGGTAACACCGATTTTGGTGTTACTGTTGGGGGTAACACCATGGGTAAGAACAAGCTGACGGATTCCAAGCTGAGGGTCGCTAAGCCCGAGGAGAAGGAATACAACCTAGGGGATGGGGATGGCCTCTATCTGAGGGTGAAGACGAACGGCGCTAAGATGTGGCTGTTCAACTACTACCGGCCTATCGACAAGAAGCGAGCCAATATCAGCTTTGGCCCTTACCCAGATGTGACCCTCTCCGCCGCACGGGAACGACGAGGGCAGGCCCGCGCCCTGCTGGCCGAGGGCATCGACCCCAAAACCCACCAACTTGAACAAGCTGAGATCGCCCGCCTCAAGCAGGAAGCCAGCACCAACACCTTCGAGCGGATGGCCGGTGAGTGGATGGGGTTGAAGCGCCACAAGGTCAAGCCCGAAACGGCTACCCGTGATTGGCGCTCGCTTGAACTGTATGTGCTGCCCTTCATCGGCGCTATTCCCATCGACCAGATCCGCGCTCCCAAGGTGATCGAGGTGCTGCGCCCAGTTGAGGCGTCCGGCATTCTGGATACCCTTCATCGCCTGTGCCGCCAGATCAACGAGATCATGAACTACTGTGTGAACCATGGTCTGCTGGAGGCGAATCCCTGCTCTGCCATTCGCAAGGTGTTCAAGACGCCCACCAAGACGAACATGCCCACCCTCAAGCCAAACGAGCTGCCCGCGCTGATGGCTGACATTGCGAGCGGTCGGATAGACCCTACAACCCGTTGTCAGATTGAGTGGAGCCTTCACACGCTGGTGCGCCCTGGTGAATCAGCCGGTACTCGCTGGAATGAAATCGACTTCGAGGCCAAGGTGTGGAACATCCCCGCCGATCGGATGAAGATGGACAGACCGCATCGGGTACCTCTCACCCCGCAAGCCCTTTCCCTGCTGGAGCGTATGAAGCCAATCAGCGGCCACCGTCTCTTTGTGTTCCCCGGCTACCGTGACCCCATGGGGCACATCAACGACCAAAGCGCCAATGCGGCGTTACGGCGGCTTGGCTATGGCGGGCGGCTGGTGGCCCACGGGCTACGCTCGCTGGGGAGTACCACTCTCAATGAACAGGGCTTTAACCCGGACGCCATCGAGGCGGCCCTATCACACACTGACGAGAACGAGATCCGCCGAGCCTATAACCGCTCCGACTACTTTGAGCAGCGGGTGATCATGATGACGTGGTGGAGCGAACACATTGAGCAAGCCAGCCAAGGGAGCCTCTCATTAGCGAGCGGCTTTAGGGCATTGAAGGTTGTGGGCGAGTGACGAAAAACACAGGGATTTACCTCTATGGCGGAGAAACCCTCCGCCACAAACAAGCCAAAACACGGCGCCATTGCTGGGGTTTGTGATTTATGGAATTTTCAGTATGCCATTTGGCATGCCATTTAATGGTCGATACCATCCGAAGTCGTCCGAACCAGTCCAGTTTTGGCCCCTGAAAGAATTGGCCTCGGTGGGCAGATAACGCCAACCAGCCGCAAGAACTGCCGGGCCTAGATCGGCCAATCGAAAAGTGGGAAACCTTGCCCGCCTGACCCGGCATCACTTTCAAGGTGCGTTAAAGGTGACGCAATGACAAAAACCACACAACAAAAAAACGTCGACCAATCCTCCTCGACGACACATCCACCACTGCTGCCTGTTGCTTACTGCCGGCTAGAACGGGCGGCCAAGCTTCTAAAGTGCGAGGTAGACGACCTATATCACTGGGCATCCATTGGTGCTATCCAAATTTTCACCATGGCCCAGAAGTCGAAATGCGCAGCTAAGTTGTATTTGGTGAGTGATGTGCTAACCAAGTATTTGGAGCAAGAAATCGACCTGATGTATGGCGCATATTTCAATGTGATTAGTGCCGAGACGTTCGAAGCGTTTCCGGGGGAAGAAACATGGAGTGATGTTGTTGCTGATATCTCAGGTTTTTGGGCATTGCGCAGAAAGCACTTTATGCAATGGGAAGAAACTGGCGGTCTGGTGGAAGAAGGCCAGGATGCAATTGAACTGATCACTTCTTGCTCCTACAAGAATGCAGCATCTGTCGTTTGGGCCACTGCCTCATTACCGAATGTCATGGAACACCTGTGGATAATGCGTGACGACTTGGAAAAACTCCACCAACACATCATCAATGGCACGCCGTTTGAGTACGGTCATCCAAAACCGCCCCTCCCTTCGCCGCCCGCACATAAAACTGCTCAACAAAAAGATCCAACCCCAAAACAGGCCAGAGCAATTCTTGGGATGGCACTCAACATCTATGGCCCAAAGCGCAATATCCCCTCAATAAAATCGGTATACGATGCAGTTATGGGGAAACTGGCCAGTGATGGATTCGAGGTTGAGGTAACAGAAAAACAGTTTGGTTCTTGGCTACGCGATGGAGGGTTGGAAGATCACCGTAAAAAAACTGGATAGATGATCAGGCTGTAGCCCTTATATCTCCTGATGTCCTGTGGAAATTTCCAAAAATCTTCCAGAAATTTCCACAATCTCATCACCGAGATTTTTATGGTTGTCCCGTCAATAATGACGAGGGAAACCAAAATGACCAATCAAACCAAACTGGAACAGAACAGCCAAGAACTGCGTTTTATTCGCGTTCGTGAGGCAGTCAAAAAAACCGGACTGAGCAAGTCCACCATCTACGACCTTATGGCCTCTGGCCGCTTCCCGCAATCAGTACGCCTTAGCGCCAGAACCGTTGCTTTTATCGAGTCAGAAGTTGACCAATGGATGGTTGACCGAGTAACGGCAGCCCGTGGCACTTTGCGTGCGGCATAAGGGGGCGATGATGAGCAAAAAAGGAAAGGCCGCACCGCAGAACGGCACGACCCTCAGTCAGCACTGGGATCCTACCACCAAGGCAGCCAGAGACGCTACCAAGATCGAGCTGGTGGCCCTCCATCTGGTTGAGAATGGCACCGATGGGATCAGTTCACTGTCGGCTCTGGCAGGGCTACATGACCTCAATCCACGGAACTCGATCAGCGAACTGCGCCGCCATCACGGGATCACTATTCTCGATGAGTATTTCAGCCACCAGCATAGTGGCGATGGCGTGGCCCGCTTCAAGCGCTACTGGGTCGCCGACCGCGCTCAGGCCAGAAAGCTGGTTGAACTGGTGAACCTCAAGCGCAGGCAGCGCGGGGCCCAGCCATTGAGCCAGGGGCATGTGTCGAGCTACATCGCACGCTTCCCATATCCGACAAAGACGCCAGCATCTAACCACCAGCCCGCCGCGTAAGGGATAAACCATGAACATGAGAACCAATGGGCGCACAGCCCAGGGTGAGGCCTTGCCCAAATTCGAGCGGACAGGGTTGCCTGATACCGTGCGACACGGTACGATCTTCCCTGTCGTCACCTTAAGCAAGTGGCGGCGTGGCTGGCGGATTAAGCACCCGAAAGCTGTGACTAAACCAAGGACAATTCGTACCTCTTCCCCCGTCTCCGGCATCCTGCCGGGGATCTATCCAGTTTTGGGGGCATGGGTCGGGAGCCAAAGAAAACGCCCCCACTGTGCCTTCCTTGGTTTGGCACTGCTTTGCGGCTACCCGATCCGCCTTGGTCTATCAAAACCAAGGATTCATACCATGATCTTCACCTTCCTGATCGCCTCGAGCGCCTGCCGACTGGCAGACCTGCGCCGTATCCGCACCATTACCGCCGTTGCTGACACCGAAGCACAAGCCCGTATCGCTCTGGCTGGCCTGCCTTTGGTATTCATGTCCCGCACTCCGACAGGGAGGGCCCAAGCATGAGAACGACCAAGCAGAAGGCGAGCCCCGAGTTTTTGGCCGAACTGGCAGACCTCTCCCTGCGCCGTGTGCGCCGCATAGTGAATGGCAAGCCGGTTATGGTGACACTGATCAGCCAGCCTGATGAGCCCCCCCACCAGCCGACCAAGGGGGGCAAGGCATGATCTACTTCGCATGGGCAAGCGGTAGTGAGCAGCCCACCTTCACCGGCCCTATCAACCCACGCACCGGCAAACGCTCACAAGTCGGCAGCCTGAGCGCATTTAGTTGGCGAACAGACCGAGATCGGTTTATTGCCCAAGCCAACGGCGCCGCAGTAGCCGTGACAGCCAAGCAAGCGCGGGAACTCAAAGCCGGATTGGATGAACGGGCTTTCAAAGAGCTGGTGGCCGTACTGACAGGGGGTGAACGATGACCTCGGCGATCAGAGGGGTCACAGGGCCTCGTTTTGTCTCTGATGTGGTCGCCGCGGCCTGTGGCCACTGGCCTGATCTGCTTGCTGCTGTCGGTATCGACATCCCGCGCCGTGGCAAGCATGGCCCATGTCCTGCCTGTGGAGGTAAGGACCGGTTCCGGCTGGATGACAAGGCTGGGCGCGGCACCTGGATTTGTAACCAGTGCGGGAATGGGGATGGACTGGATCTGGTGGGTAAGGTTACCGGCAGGCCGCCCAAAGAGGCCGCCGAGCTGATCGCCCCGCTGGTGGGCTTATCGGATAGCGGTCTTGACCCTGCCGCGCGTGAGCAGATCCACCAGCAACAACAGGCCAGGGCGGAGCAAGAACACAAGCAGGCGGAGCAACAACGGCGCAAGGCCGCCCGAAGGGCCACCAGCATCTCGGCAGACATCAAGCAAGGGGTCAGCCCATATCTGGAACGTAAGGCGCTGTCTGGCTTGGCTATGCCGCTCACTCAGCGGGTCATCGCAGTGGGCGAACTGACATACCAACCCGGTTCGCTGGTGGTGCCCCTGTGGGATGAGGCGGGGGAGCTGGTTAACGTTCAGCTCATCAACACAGAGGGGGACAAGCGTTACCTGCCTGGCGGCCAGAAGGCCGGGGCTTTCCACCGTATCGATGGTGGGGAGCTGGTGGCCGTGGTGGAGGGATATGCCTCGGGGCTGTCTGTCCAGGCGGCAACGGGAGCGACAGTCTATTGCGCCATGGATGCC